CGGAGTTCGGGGTGCGAAGCCACCAAAGCCACGGACTGCTCGCGGAACTGTAGTTTCCTTTGGCCGCATCGTTCGCGAGGTTCTTCTTCCGCCTGTCGTTCGTGTTGTTGGCCGAATAGTATGCGTATATGCTTCCTTCTGCGATATTGTTCTCGTTTGCAAGCCCGACTTCTGTTGTTGAGAGCATGAAGACCTTCGATGCTACACTCTCATATCCGCCCCCGTCTGTGACGGTGTTCTTTGCCGTGATCTTCGTTGTGGTCTGGATCGCCGCCTTGAACTTGTCCGAGAAGTTTGTTAAGAACCCGGCTTCCGTATCATAGGGGTTGATCGCGGTTCCGCTTGACTGCCAAACATTTGCGCTGTCTGGTTTCTGATCGGCGGAGTGCTTCGCCGTATACCATGAAGCTGAATCGCTGTTCAGCCACTGAAGGATATTTGAATATAAATACCTGTTGTTTCCGTATGATTTCCGGTTTGAATCGCTGTTCGAGGGCTCTTTCGCGTCAAAGCACTTGAGCGTGATGATGTCCCTCGACTCGAGCGCTGTCGTGCCGGCCGGATCGCCTGTGTGGCCATGTTCGAGCACCCGCCAGATGATGGGGGCTCCGTTGTAGGTCGTGCCCGTGTCCTTAATTAAAGCACCGGCAGGCAGGCTACTCAGTAGTTTTGCCATCCTTTTCTGCCTCCTTTTCTATGTTTTCTTTGAATAGGTTATTGAAATACTTATCCATATTTCTCGTAAGATAGTAGGTATTCGGTCTTGAGGAGTTCTTTTTCCGGGGCTTACCCTGTTTTTTAGCTCCTCTTTGGGCATGGGCTTTCCATCCGTTGTGCGCCTCATAACAAGCCAGCATCGTGCATCCGTTTTTATCTGCTTGTTTCTTCATTTTTCGAAGCTTTTGTTTATGGTGCTTGATGCTCTTCTCTGATAGCTTTTGAACAACCTTTCCCGTTTTTGTCACGTAAAAGCGAAATCCAAGGAAGTCAACGCCCTGTCTGAACGGGACAATCTTCGTCTTTTTCTTGTTCAGCGTCATTCCTCGGTCAGTAACCCACTTCCGAATAAAGTCTCTACATTCCCGCAAATATTCCTTGCTGTCGGATATAAGGTAAAAGTCGTCCATGTATCTGCCGTAGCCCTCAATATGCAGTTTTTCCTTGATGATATGGTCAAGCGGAGACAATGCTAAAAGAGCGTCTAACTGTGACAACTGATTGCCCAGCGGAACGCCCACTCCTCCGGGGATTGATGCGTGTATATGCCGTATCAGCCCTACTAACCTCTCATCTTCAAATTTTCCTGCATAGAAGCTGTTCAGAAGCTCATGCGGAATGCTGTCAAAATAGCCCTTCATGTCGCAAATAAGTATGTATGATTCCGTCCCGTGTTTCCGAACCTCTCTTTGCAGATGCTGCTTAAATTTCATCAGGGCATAGTCCGTGCCTTTTCCTTTTTGACTCGCTCCGTTGGCGTCAATAAAGGTCGGTGCTACCATGGGTGTCAGAATGTTATCCATAAGGCTCTTCTGCACGACCCTGTCTTTGTACTTGATCGACTTAATATCTCTTCGCTTTCCTCTTTCAGTAATTACAAAGCAGTTGTATGGTGAAAGCTTGTACTTTCCCTTTTCTAAAAGCTCTTCGAGATATGCCGTACATTCAAGCCCTCTGATGTCGTATATCGCCACGCTATCTTTCCACCGCTTGCCCTTCCGGCAGCTTTTGTGCGCCTTATACAGATTACTGAAATCTGTCAGAATTGAAAAATCATCCTTGCAGTTTTTCATTTCAAAACACCTGTGTTTGTCATGCCGCAAGCCGGAAAACGCAAGCCACAGGTTTTGCCTGCGTAAGTCCGAATGCACTCCTGCCCCGTACTCCATCGGTACGGAGCGTCGGCAATCATTGTTTCGTCTCTTCGAGACCGGGACACATCCTCCTTATGTGGTGTTTGTCGCCTTTCTTCTTTTCAGCTTCAAGGCTTCTGATTTCGCCATGTGGTTACTCTGTCTCACAGTCCACCTAATCCGGGGACGACGCCATTGTTCCCATTGAACGCGTTGTTGTTGTTGAGCGAGCCGTCCGTGTTGACATTCCGCGCATTGTTCGAATTGCCGGAGTTCGGGGTGCGAAGCCACCAATTCCACGGACTGCTTTTATATTGTAGTTTGTGCCCCGTTTATTTACGCTATCCCTCCGCTTTCTTTTCCCGTAGGTAGTCAAACCGCTCCGTATCTGACATTATCCATGCCGTTGTGCGGTTTCTTATCCCTACGGTCTGTCTCGTCCAGTAGCGGAGCGTTCCGGCGTCAACGTGAAAAGCCTCCGCCGCTATCTCCATCAGCGTCATCATGGCACGGCAAGCCGCCCTCGCCTCCTTCTGATAAAGTATGCGACGGTCAAGCTCCAACACCGAGTTTGGATAGATCTCTTGCGCTGTTATAAGACAATCGACAATATAGAATGCCTTGTCTTGTAGCTTGTTCGTAACCGATAGGCGATACCGCTTCGGGAAATGCTGTTCGTTTGATGTCAGTCTTAAAGTGTATCCTGCCAGCTCCTTCGCGGCTTCTATGACGTCATACTTGCCGGGCGTCCGGTCGTTTTCGTGCTTCATGCCATGATCCTGTGGTTCGTGCTGTCGTATGAACCGCTTATGATGATATAGCCGGATGTGTCCGCGAAGGTCTCAACGACAATATTGTCGCTCGTCCCGCTCGCCACAGCTCCCGTCTCAAGGGCAAGGCCAATCGTAAGGGCGAGGACGTTCTGCTCGCACGCTTCAAGCCTTTTCCCGAAAGTCCCGTCCATGCTCCCCGGCTCAAGGGCTTCTACCTCATCGCTTAGTGCCTGAAGAGACAGCGAAAGGTCTGAGACCGTCCCCACGAGGGGGACGATCGTAGCCCTTCCGAAGATCTCCAACAGGGACAAGTTTATGAGTTTTTCAACACTTGTTGCTGCCATGTCAGTTACCTCCGTTTGTGTTGATCCTGCCGCCTGAAATCATCAAAGATTGTCGAGGCCTGCAACCATGTCGTTGACTTCCTGTGCCGTTGCGATGGTAAGGCTTGCGAGCTTCTCGGCCTGTGCAGCTGTCATAGCACCATTGCTTCCGCCTGCACCGTTTGTGGATGCCACAACCTCTGCGAGGGTGATGCCGTTTGCTCCGGAGGAAAGTCCGTTGCCAGCGTTTACGATAGCGGACACAATGCCGTTTGCGATGCTGATGGAGTCGCTGCCGGAAAGGGTAGCCGCTGCCATTACGGCCTCAACATAAGCCTTTACTGTAGCGTACTCTACCTGCTCACCGCCCACTTCATGAGTGCCAAGGACGGTCTTGCCCTGAAGTGCTGTGATGGCGCTGTTCATGGCGGCAGCATCATCACTGTGGGAGCTGATCCAGTCAGCGATCTCCTTAAGAGTATCGAGGCTTTCGGGAGCTTCAGCAACGATCTTCGCTACCTCTTCAGCCGCCATAGTGCGGGCGCTCTTTGCGTCATCGCCGGTCTCGTTACCAACGAGGGTGTTGATCCTGCCGGTCTGAGTAGCGATATTCGATGTGGCGTTGCTGATCTCTGCGGAGAGGGAGGAGGCGAGGTCTGTCTTTGCTACCTCATCCTTTGAAGCAAGTGCGCCGAGGTCTGCGCTGTTTGCCTTGCCTTCGATCTCTGTAACAAGACCTGAAGCAAGGTCTGTCTTCGCTACTTCGTCCTTGGAAGCGAGTTCGCCGAGATCGGCTGCAAGGGCATATCCCTTTGCCTTCACCTTTGCGAGTACGGCATTTGCTACCTGCCGAGACTGATCGAGGGTTGTGAGAATATTTGTTGCCATTGTCTTTTACCTCCTTTAGGTAAATTAGTCTTTTGATATGCTTTAAGCGCTATCCGGGACGGGCCCTTGTCGCGGAGCGCTGTCCGCCGTTAAATATCGTCGAGGGCGCCTATCGCTTCCTCAACTTCTGTTTCTTCTGCGACTCGCGCATTGTCGTCAACCGTGCCGCCTGCTTCTCTGAAGAGGTTCTCGGCCATGTCCCTCACCTCTTCCTCTGTCGCAAGGGAGCCTATGAAGCTTCCGCCGCCTGCTGCCAGTTCGTCTATTGCGCCCTGGACTGTCGTTGAAGAAAGCCCGGATGTCGTGTTGTCGTATGACACAAGGCTTGCTATGATATCCGGTGCTACGACTACGGTGATGTTCTGTGCGTTGTCTATCTGAAGGGTGATGTTCTGGATGATCTGGATGGGATTGTTCCCTGTATATGTCGAGATGGCATCTCCCTGTTCACCTGAACAGATAGCTATCCCAAAAAGAAACTCTTCTCCGTCTGCCCTTGCAAAAAGACCGAGCTCGTTCATGTAATACGGCTCATTTACTATGGTCTGGTGCGTGTCGGGATCGTAGTTCCTTATCACCGATTGGAGCTTCATCTGTGTGCTTGAAAGCTCTGCCGTCTGGATAATGAAGGTGTTCTTCTCTGCCTTCAGCGCTGTCATCGTCTGAAGGGCTGCGGTAGTCTTTTCCTCGTCCGTGTATTCGCCGTTTCCTATCGCTATCCTTGTAATGGAAAGGGTCGCGCCTTGAAGATAGGACATATAGGCCGAAAGCCCCGCCTCCGTGACTACCATTGGATTGAAAGTTGTTGCCATCTCAGATCCCTCCTGTGATCGTAGCTGCTATATTTACGCTCTTCATCGCGCCTGCGATAAAGCTCCTCGCCCTTGTATGGCTTTCTATCACTATCTTCCCGGTTATGGCTGCGGCAATCTCCGCTCCTGTCACTATCCCGGCGATGTAGGCCGTGGAGTCTACATTCCTTATGGTCTCTATCGAGTCCATGATCTCTCTTGCGGCCTTGACCCTTCGGAGCATCCGAACAAACAGTTCTTCGATGTCAAAGCTCCTCTGATCGTCTGCCCTCACCTTGAAATGATAGGGTGCTCCGTTGTATTCCCACCATGGCACGTACTCGGAATCATCGAACAGGCTTGAAAGCACATTCTCGACCGCAAGCCTCGTCCCGAGAGAATAATATGCAGATAAGCCGTTTTTTATGAGGCGAAGTTTCCTCTCGTCCGTATACTCCGACCGGTAAGCCGGGGCATTTATTGTCATGGCGAGCATGTCGTAGTATTTCGGGTCTACTTCGTCGAGGTTTCCCCAGACATTGAGCTTTCTTGCCACTTCAAGGAGCTTCTTGATCTGCCTGTCAACGGCATAGGAAAGCGCTTCCGTGTCGCTGTCCTGAAGGTTTGGCGGGATAGAGAGGTATGTCGCCTTGTCTTCTCCGAGCATCCTACTCATCTTCGAGTCCTCCGTATGTGAGGTTGATCTGTGAGCATATTCCTATTTCGTTTGACGCAATGGCCGTATAACTGGGGCTTGTCACTTCTATCCTCTTTGCTCCTGCTGCCATTGCGTAGCTTATGAGGCTGTTCGGGTTGATCGCCTTCCCGATCTTTGCGGCCGTGTTCTCTGTGAATACCCTTGCCGCATCCTCGACAGTTGCTCTTATCCCGTCTTCTGCGTCCTCGTTCTCTCTTGAGATGAAGTATGTCGCTTCGAGAGTGTAATCTCTGACTGTTGGGGGCAGGACCTTTATCATGTCGGTTCCGGGGTTCTTTTTCTGCGCCCTTATGAAATTCTCGACCGCGAGGCAGTAGCCCGTGCTTGGTATTGTCGCATCTGAAAGCATTATGTATATCTGAACGAGCGCTTCCAGATTTGTTATACATCGCGCATCGACGACCCTTGTGGAGTATTCCTTCGCCATCGTCTCATAGGCTCCTGAAGGACCTGCAACTGAATAGACGCTCGGGCGGTTCAGTATCATTTCCCGGTATTCCGTATTGGTATATTCATCATGTCCACCTGCAGTTGTGGTGGTGTTCGTCACTGATCCAACGAAAGCTATGGGGTCTGCTATGGTCGTCAGCTTCCCGACTATGTAGCCGTTTCCTTTTGTGCCGGTCTCGGTGCATGTTGCTATTACGCTTTTCGCTGTCTCGCCTGCCGGGATCGTGATGTCTTCGTTTGTTGCGAAAAATACATTGTCTCCCGCCGTCGCTCTTGTCCCTTGGGGGATCGTGATGTCATTCTCCTGTGCTTCAGAAAGCGTGAAGAGAAGCGTGCATGTCGCGGCCTCTTTGCCGTCGATGAGCGTTCCATCCTCCTTGAAGCACCCGATATTCGCTGCCCAGTTCTTCAGGCTGCTTCCGTACATGTACTTCAGGAAGTTCTGTTTGAAGGATATATCCATGATCTGCGCGAGGAGGAATAGTTCTCCGCCTATTGCGTCAAGTATTAGTCTCCTGTCGTCCGTGGGAACGAGCGTGCATTTCTCGCCGGTGATTTCTTCCTTCTTTGCTTCAAAGTCCGCTATCATCCCGGCTTGTATCCTTTGAAGGGTGATATTCTGGTCTTTGAGTATTGAGACCTCCGGGAGGCCGTTGAAAACTGAAATATCAAGCATATCTGACCACCACCTTCGCTGTATGATCTTCCTTGACTGTCACCTCTGATATGGATATCCTCTTGTCCCACATCGGGACTGCTTGGATGATCCCGGAGGCGTATTCGTTCTTGTCTACCGGTGAGAGCGTCTTGGGGACAACATTTTCTACTCCGATTGATCTGTGAAAGGGTGCGCTCCCGAGCGGTGTTTCGCATATCGTCCTCACTGACCTGTATATGGATTCCTGCTCCGTCCCGTTCAACCCGGTTGCATTCTCGATCACAATGTCTTTATCCATCTCATCACCTCGGGATCTTCAGCACTTGCCCTGTGTATATGATGTTGCTGTCGTCTATCTGGTCACGATTCGCTTCGAATATCCTCGGATACTCCGCTCCGGATCCGTAGAACATAGTCGCTATCTTCCAGAGACAGTCCCCCGTCTCTACTGTGTAGGTGTCATAACCGGGATCCGGCGGAGTCTGTTCTGATACCGGCGGAACCTCCTCATGAACCTGCATCCCGAAATTCGCATTCCTTACCGCCGCCGGGGAGTCTTCTTTCAAAGTGACGTTTACAGACATCCGCATCATTCGGCCATCTATCCATGTCCTCTGCAATGCGTTTGAGACATTGGTTATCACCCATTTATAAGTCCCGAAAAGCCTGCCGCCTATCACGAAAGGGTTCGCCTCACCGCTCTTCATCACATCGATGATGTTCTGGTATTCCGTCCACGGGTCGTGCCCGAGGTCTGACGAAAGCTCTATCGTGAGCGTTATCTCCGGTGCGCTGTAGCCGACAAGTTCAAGCTTCGGCTGTTTCAAGGGCTGTGCGTGCTCTTCATAGTTCGCCCCGGCCGTATAGTTCAGATCGTGGAACGATAATGCCTTGAAGCCACCCCTCCCGTTGTCTTCGACCGTGAAATGTATCTTGTCGCCTATCTGCCCTATGTGGTGCATCTACTGACTCCTTATGTGTTCGGCTTTGAAGTGTCTCCGCTTCCGCCGGGATCCGTCCAGGAATAATGGTGTGTGTGCTCGTCGAGGTTCACGCCTGCTTCTGTTGCCACTTCTTCAGCCTTTACCTTCTTTGCGATAAGTTCCTTCACCTTCACCTTCGCGGCGGTTATCTCCATCAGGGATCCGGAGCATTTCACCTCTGTCCCATCAGGAAGCTTCATGAAGAACTTATCCGCTCCCGACTCTTCCGGGGGATTCGCCCCCGAGAACAGCCTTCCGAGGATGCAGCCCCTTCCGAGCCTTCCGCTCTGCTCTGAGAAGATGCAGGCCACCATATCACCGACCTTCGGCATGTCATAGGTCTCCGCTAGAAACGGAACCGCAGGCATCACCATATCGGAGCGTTCAGGGATGGTTATATCTGCCGTTCCTGCCCCGTACTGGATCGCTGATATTCTGCAAAGAAAAAATTCCGCTGCCATATATCCTCAAAAATTCGCTATGACTCTGTGCATATCGAGCGTGCACTTATAGGCCCCGCTCTTTGAATGTGTCACTGTATCGATGAAATATTTTCCGTCTATCCTTCCAAAGCCGCTCACACCGCAACAGTCTGATGCGATATAGTCTGTGTTGCCCTGAACCGTGCAGGAGAGCCTGTTCCCGTCTCTCAATTTCTCCCGGAGTGCAGCCTTCGCTTTGGTCTCCGCATCCCCTATTGAATCGGCTTTCCCGCTCACTATGAGGGTTCTCCTTCCCGGTGTGCCCGGTATCGTGAACTGGTATGTCAGCGTCTCTTCTTTCTTCCCGTTCGTGTACTGCATCTTGACGCTGTCGTACTGTTCGACTATCGCCATATCTGCCGTGTATGCTTCGCAATCTGACTGATTTATCGTGTGCCTCGCTTCTCTCTGCTCGTAGACGCTCATGTCAAATATCACGATCTTGTCGTTGAAGAGCTTCATCGCAAGCCCCCGCTCGGAGCATAGGGCAAACAAAAAAGCCTCATCTGTCTTCCCGGATTGCGATTCTTCTTCAATGCTCACATCGGCGGCTTCAAAGGCAAGGCCTATTCCTGCGGAGGATGCTATATCCGATGCTATTCCAAACAGTGTCATGGACTTCCAAGTCCTGTCCTTCTGCGTGACCGCAAAATCCGCATTCACCGGGACCGATATCCCCTTGATCGTCGCTGTATGCGGGAGTCCTGCTGCCGAGAAAGAATCGACCATGAAGGATCCGCAAAGAAGCTCTCCCGGCCTTCCTCCTTCAAACCAACCGTCAACCTCTATCCATGCCACCAGCTTGTCCTCCGGCTCTGGATAGTAGTTGTTGAGCCACTTCTGATCCTCGTCTGAAAGCGTGAGGTCTATGGTGTCGGCTTTCCCCGATGCATTGTCCGTGTAGCTCCATGAAAGGCAGTCGTCTGTGAGGGCTTCGGTCTCTCCGCATTTGTTGTATTCGAGCCTCAGATAGCTTCTCGCCGTCTTGTCTCCCATTTACCGCCTCCACGCCGGGATGTCTGAACTTGTCTTTGTCTTTTCTATATACGGGCACCAGACCTTAACGCCGGAGGAAAACATATAGTTCCCGTCAACTACGAGCTGCCAGTTTTCCTCTGCGCCGGTCAATGTCGGCATCCTGTATTCGTCTCCGTATACCTTCCACGCGATGTAATCCCAGGTGTCGCCCTCGTTTGTTGTATAGTAATATCCGCCCATCTCTTACCTCGCCGATAGATCCTTTGTTGTACCGGTGCAACTGTATCTTTCTTTTACCTGAAGGATACGCGCCTCTGTTCTCTCTGGTATCGCTCCATCATGCGCTCAAATTCCGGATAAGCATCCCTTACTGCCGCCGTCATCTCTTCTTTTGAAGCGTTGCCGTTTATAGTGATATTCGGTGAGAAAGTGACTTGATAGGTCGAATTGTCTGTCGTCCTTGTCGCTCCCGCGTCCATTGAGTCAGCGAGCAGTGTGTCCCGTCCTCCGATAAGCCCCATCCTTCTCCCGGCTTCCGCCCAGAGCGCCCTTGCCCTTGCAGTGGAGTCGAGTGGGATGATAGCCTCTGGCCCGTCCTCTGCCGCCGTAGTCAGAATTTCGTGGTTGTATATTCCTCCCGCCGCGTTTGAGAGTATGGATCCGGCATATCTGTACCCTTTCGTGGATCCTCCGCCTTCGAACACCGCCCTGAGTTCCCCTGCGGCGTTGGTAAATGATGCCACGGGGGTAACGTTTACCCGAGCATTGACATTAAATCCTCTCGAAAATGCCACTTTTAATGCGTCGGCATAATTCTCATACATTGTCGCGGCGGACCCGACAACCTGTCCCGAGTTTGCCTCTATCGCCCTCATCAGTTCTTCTGGTATGTCTTCCCCGGCCTCTGCTGCCGCTAAGAGAGTTTTTTGATGCTCTGGGCTGTTAAGTATCTGCCTCGCAAGTATGTTGTAAAAATGGCTTCCGAAGGTCTCTCCGCTTGCAAGAGACTCGAGATGCTCTATCTCGTCCATCGCATCAATAAGGCTCTGGGGGATCTCCTGCCCCGCCTCTACCAGTTCTTCGTAAGCGTCTA